ATTTCGGAAATCGTGGGATATCGTAGTTTAGCTGTGTTATAGTGCCGAATGGACTTGCGGTTGCGATTCTCCAGGGCTTCCTCGTACAATTCGCTTGTGTTCGTATATATTTGTCGGTCGTTGTATCGCTTGCCCATCTTAACCTCCTCCGCTGAGGATGCCGCTTGCTACAGCTGTGCGGATATAATCCGTGGCGTCGGTGAGGTTTGCTTCAGTCTTGCCCTGATCAAGTTCGGCGATCGTAGAAGCATTAGGAAATTTGCCGTCGACGAATCGATTGCCAAATTGGGGGTCACCTTCGTCGTTCATGGTCCATCCCATCAGATGTGTGTGCAACACAACAAATTCCAAGGAAAGACCAACGGTTTTCGGAACATAGTTCATTCCACGAGATTTTATGTCATCACGGGTGGCGGTAATTGTCACGGTGGGACCTTCTATTGATCGTACGTTCGGGGTTTCGTTTCCAGCAGTCCTTAAGTCCGGTGTTGCGGCGCTGTTCGGTGATGCCGAGGGCATCAGAATCCGGGGAGCATTTATGAATCCGCCATCCTCGACTTTAGGGGCATAAGTAACTCCCTTAAAATAGCCTATTAAGTATCCCCCGTTGGCGGCATTCGAAATAAGATTTGTCCATCGCAACCCTACAAGTGGAGCTGCCGACAAAACTGCGCTTTGACCGCGTGTTGGGCGCGAGTTCTTGGTCGCACTCTTATATACTGGGTATTGGAACTGAATAAGCTTGTTTATCTTTGTGAGGTTTGTCACTGCGGCGGCGGAGCTGGGTGACACAACATCAAAACCCAAAGAAATGTTTCTGCGGGTACTCTGGAATGTGCTCAGGGGGTCTTGTCGACCATACACCATGTTTTCATTCCAGGTTGATTGATACTGATCTGCAAACTGGGTCACCCAACCTTCGAACTCAACAACATTCATCTCCGAGCGTTGCTGTGGGAACCCCGGGGATGTTGGCAAGTGGACGATCTGGATGGCGAAGAATTCATTTGTCGATAAAAGGGGTGGTGTTATCATAGTCGTGGCTTATCCGTTGGTGAGTGGACTTAGAGCTTGTCGTCCGGTTGGGGAGTTGATGGCTTTTACTACAATCTCGTCTATCTTCTCTCGCCCTATATATACTGATATCTGTGATGGTCCGGCGCCGCCCAATCCGTCGACTCGCTTGGTCAGTCGCGTAATGGCGTCAGTAAGCTGTTGGGTGGAGGGTGCTGATGTAACATGGCTTCCACCAGGAATCTCCATTAGTTCTGGTCCGTTTTCTCCAACCATTGCTAGGGTTGTTGCACTGACGGAGCCTCCTGATGCGAGACCGGGGATTGATGGCATATAGGGTGTGCTTCCCACACCGGACGCACCTGGTCCAAGGGAGGTACCCATCCGAGAGGTTGGTCCGAAGTTCATCATCGCTGAGTGTCCCTTGCCCCCCATCTCCCTACCCAGTTTGGCGCCGGCAGAGGCGGCGAGTCCGGCTCCTGCTAGGGCGCCGATGGCGAGGGCCGGTCCAACACCTGGAATGACAGCAGTGAACGCCAACATCAAGCCGATACCTGCTCCCATGACCGTCCCAAGAGTCGCGAGGAACGTTTGCAGCCCAGGTCCGCTATTAATAAAGTTGCCTAGTGCTTGCGCTGCTTTGCTTATTTCTTCTGTTAGAGGTATGAAGAAGTCGGTAATCAGAGGTTCCATATCTATCATAAGCGCGTTAAACGCGCTGTTCAGCATTGTCATGATATCTTGTGTTTTGGCTGCAGCTTCTGCTAGTTCTTCTTGCTTTATTTGTTGGACTGTCAATTCGTCATTACTCATTCCCAACAGGTTTTTGGTTTCGGTCGCCGTGAGCCCCAGAGCAGACGCAACAGCCATCAGTTCGGCGCCGGCAAGGTCTTCTGCCATAATGCCAGCTTCGTCAAACCCATCTCGAAGCAACTTAATGCCCTCAATTGGATCCTCGAAAGATGCGTTAAGCATATCCATGGAGTTTAAGAAGGGTCCGCCTAGGATGGCATTTAAACGCCCAACCTTTGTGCCGGCATCATCAAAGGTTTGGAACCCTTCCATAATACTCAGTAGTTCGGATACCTCCATCCCCAGCGACTTGGCAGTAACCGCTGTTTCGTTGAATACATCGACGGCGTTATCGCCGAAGCGCGCCAAATACTCGGTGTTTTCAACGAACGACTCCGCCAATACTCCCATATCAATTCCCAGGGCCCGGGCAGTGGAGGCAATTTCCAACATTCCCTCGTTGGCTTCTGTCAGTGACATGTCCAGAGACTGGGTTGCGGTCTGCAGTATGGTAGCTTGGGTGCCAAACTCAATTCCTAGTTTTTGGAGAAGAGTGGTGGTGACCCCTAGTTCGGTTTGCTGATCTCGGTTAAGATAAGTGAAGTCTGTGAATTGGTTTTTTAGCTCGATGACGGCGCCGGCTGTATCTTCGAGGGTCACGCCAGCTGCAAAAGCACCACGTTCGATACCCGTGATTACAGCGTTAAATTCATTGCCGGCGCCTGTGCTAGCCCGGAAGCTCGCTAATACCTTATCTGTCTGAAGTGCAAACTTGATAAGGGAGTCAATCACTTTTAGGGATGCCATCACAAAGAGTTGTCCGCTCTGTGCTGACTCCCTAAACCCTGATGCCATGCCCGCCAGACCTACCATGCCGTTTTTCTGCAGGCTGTCCCCCAATAGACTGAGGGGTCCATCAATCCCCATGATGCTGCTTATGTATGCCTCAGCGGTTTTCTTACCAGCTTCTTTGGCGTCCTTCACATCCTGAACTGCTTTTGTAATGCCCTCTAGAGCTTTCTTCTCATCGTCAAGGGCGTCGAGATATCCTCGGAGGTCTTCGTTGGACACACCATCTTTGCGGGCTTGGGCAATCTTATTTTCCAGATCTAAGACTTCTTTGCGCTTCTTGATTTCTTCGTCGGAGGCACTTCGTTCCGCCTGTCGTAATTGCCGTTCGAACTCAGATTCGCCGGCGGTCTTCTTGGTCTTCTTTTTGTTCTTGGTTCCCGCGGTTGCGGTGTCGTCGGCTCCAGCGACTTTCTTGAGGGCAGCTAAGAGTTTTTTAAATTGTGCGTCTGTCATGACTTACCGCCCTCTTAGTTTTTGAAGGGCCAGCGGAGACCGGTCTCTTTCTCAAACTTGCCGACTGAGGCATTTAACTTGCGCTGGGTTCTGAGAGTCCGCGGGTCGCTGAGTCCGTGCTTCATATAGGAATCCATATAGCGTTTCTCTCTCTTGAGGGACGTCATAAAGCTATCAATTTGTTTCTGTGATCCCACCATACTAAGGGGAATATCAAATCCCGCATTATAAAGGCTCATTAGCATTAACTTAGCTTGACCTGCGAATTTGGAGTAGGACAGTACTTCCGACAGCTGTCCATCAAGGTTGTCTAGATATACTTTTTCTTTTACCAGATCGGTCATTTTGAGTCCTCGCTTATATAACTAGTTAGAAAATAGAAAGAAATATCCTACTTTCTGGATGCATTCTCTCTTTCTTCCTTTTGTCTCTTGAATTCGTCCATCATTCGATTTAAAAACCAGTGTCTTAAGGCAACAGGGAGATTGTATAACTCAGTAAAGGACCAGCCCCCGTGATGTTTGAGGGCAAAAAACTGCTCATAGACGGCTTCTTGGTATTTAGGCGTTAGGCCAAAAAAACTGTGCCGTCAAGGGCATCTTCACCTCACCTTCGTGAGAGCAAAAAGCACACGTATAATCAAATGTCAAATCTATATCGGGCTTGAGGGCCTCATATGTAGCACGAAGGACACGAACATCAGGCAACGGCATCAACTCAACAAACTCATGCAGCAGTTGAGGATCTGTTACGTCGGCGACTGATACTATAACAGTCTTGAGAAGATCTGTTATTGGAGAGAAGGTCTCGTTGTTTTTCTTTTTAGATGCCAATAACTTCGATAAGCGGGTTTCGTCGGAGCTATTAAGGAGCCGCACAGTAACAGGTACCCGAGCCTGAGGCAAATCAAATCTAAATAAGCCGGCGCCAAGATCTTCGACGCCATCCGGCAAATCGAGAGAGTCATTTTTGATATCCTCTAGATTGAAAGTTTGCTCATTTGAGCGGGCACAACTAGGGCAATGTGTCGCGACGTCGTAATGAGGACCATATCCTGTGATTCTCGCTGCAATAATCAAAGCATTCTTATCGCCAAGATATAAAGTGTCGGGGTTTATTGTCTTATCAATTATAATCGATTGTACTAATCGGTTGATAGCAAGTCCGGTTTTCTGAAGTGCTTCGGAAGTAAGAATATCTTCTTCCTTGGCTGTCATGTGTTTGATTTCAATGGTCTTGCAATTATGAAGAGGATGGTCCTCAGGATAATATCTTCCCTCGGTGGGAAGAATCACGAATTCAGTAGGTCTCACAAAAGAGAAGATACCGCTATCGGTGTCTAGGACGGGGGTAGGGGTAGGCGCGTCTGGGTGCGGTGCGCCAAGCCGGTCGCTATTATTTCTTCTGGACAAAAGTCACCTTCTTTCAATAATGAATATTACAGATCTGTTGCAGCTGCAACAGCTGGTCCGGATACATACTCAGCCCAATCATACCTGAATGTCAGGTCAATATTAAGTAGTGTATCAGTATCGTAATCAAGATCGCCGAATTTAGCATCGGTAATAAAAGCATTCTCTAGGGTCCAGGTGCCAATAAGTCCACCTTCGCCATTAAGTTCTTCGATGATGACGTTCCCCAAAGCTTTAACAGCAGCAGATTTATTAATTGTGCCTGGTGCTTGGCCGGCAGTATCAAAAACACTAGCCTGGGTGGGAGGCTGGAGATACCCAGAACGTGTCAAGGCATCATAAATAACTTTGTTTCCGTCAGGGTTGACAGCGTTAACGATAGTTGCACTAACCGTCTGCCAGGTAACAATGCCGGGGTAGTAGTACGTGTTTCCAAGAAACTTGTGCGGCTGGTCACTCACCTGAAAAGATGGCTTCGTAACCTTCTTGGCAAGATACTGCTCATATGCCTGACTCTGGTCGGCTGAGGTTAGGTTTGGGAGAGAAAGCAAAAAGCGATGTGCTCTCCGGGGTTCTGATAGTGCGCTTGTCCAAAATGGCATTTAAATAGTCTCCTGTGATTCTTATATTATATAGTGAGGGAGGAATAAACCTTCCACATTTTTTAATCCTCGAACGATGCTCCGGTTCTTGAGATATTGAAATCAATTGCGATGAATTCAATAGCCCTGGTTGGCTTCAAGAAGATCTGTGCGTACATGATGTTTCTATCGACCAGATCTGGTGTTGTTGTGGACTCGTCGAGTACAACCTTGAAGTCTGACAAACCAAAGTTAGTCTTTACGTCTGCCAAGAATGGATTAACCTG